CAAGATACCAAAAGACAGGCACAATCAAATCTAATGGTACTGATGATGTATATGATACATTATTAGCTTTAGCTGGTGCTTTAACTGATAAGGGTGTTCCTATGGAAGATAGATACATCGTTGTTAATGGTACAGGCTTATCAAAGATTATGGGATCTAATAAGACAATTAGACAAGGCGATATGGCTCAAGAATTAGTAAAGAAAGGCTTTATCGCTCAAATTGCAGGCTTCAATGTAAAGGTTACAAACCTAGTTACAGGTAATGTAACAATTGGCACAGGTCAAAGTGCAGCATCAAAGGCTATTTGGGGTGTTGTAGGACATCCAGAATATGCTACTGACCCTGTAGCATTTAGAGCAGAGCCTATTTTCGTTGATGGTAATGGCGATGCAAATGTTGTTGGCGGTGCATTCGTTAAAGCTAGAGTTGCTTACTCTTATGATGTAACTAACCCAGAAGCATTCGGTATTTTAGCAGCCTAGTTCATTATAAAAACTAATTTAATAGTGGGTAGTCTTTTATAGGCTACCCCTATTTTTTTTAGATTAAAAGGAGGTATTAAAATGGAATATACTTTCCAAAACTATTTAACAACAGAAGAGTTCCATGAAAGAAGCGGATATGATTTAACAAAAAGACTAGAAATAGGCGATTTAACAGACTCTACAAAGGCAGCTAATAATTTTATGCAAGATTGTTTCGATGAACTTGTAAATGAGGTTATAAAGCCAAATAGAGGCATTTATTGGACTAAAAACTTTTTAGTTGATGTGTTAAGTGATGAAGCTGAAAGTAATGAGATTCTTGCTGAAATGAAAAAAGGTTTTATTAAGGCATTCTATGAACATACATTATATCGTTTCGAAATAGGTGATCCTGTTGCGTGTGCAAATAAAGATTTACCTAGATTTAGCGAACACGTTATAGATGCTTTAGCAACAAATAGAATTATTTTTAGAGGTGTTTAAAATGGCTCTAAATACGATTCATAAAAGCAAACAAGATTTAGTTAATGCTTATAACATTACACAAAACAAAACTTTTAAATGTGAGATTGCAGGTGAAAAGGAAGTTCAAAGAGTATCTGCTTCTTTGGGCTTAAATTTACCAAGCAATAAACTTACATTAAAAGTAAATGGACATAGTAAAGTTTTAGATAAGGATAAAATTAAGGTTTTAAATGAGGTTTACATTGTAGTTGCAGTTAAAGAAACATTCGATAAACCTGAACAATTTAGAAAAAGAGCAGATTATGAGTTCTTTAATGGGACATCATATATCTTTTTAGAGTAATAAGTTATGACTTATGAAATGGCACTTTCTCTAATGAATTATCTAAAAGCGAAATGTCCTTATGATACAGGAAATTTACATGCATCCATTCAAGCTCCACAGGGCAGTGAAAAGGAATGGATAATTATTATTGGAAATGATGATACATCCATAAGCGGTACAGCTTCAAACACTTACGCATCAATTTTAAATGAAGCAAGAGTTATTACAAGAAAGATTAAAACCGAAGATGGATATACATATAAAAGTTACGAAAATAAACACTATCATTGGGTAAATGCAGCAATTAGAGAATGGATATTTACTCATTATGATAGTGATGCAATTAAACTTAACTCGGAGGTGGAAAGCAATGAGTGATAACAAGTTAGAGGGACAAAGAGATAAATATACAGAATTAGCAAACTTGCTAATGGGTAAATTTGAAGATGCAGGTTTAACTACAAATATCGTTGTTGGCTCAACTGATACAATAGATTGGAATGATTTTGTAAGTGAAAAATACGTTGTTACAGGCGTTTTAGGAATGGCAGGCGGTAATAATACCAAGTTAAGTGGAAGTGTTATCAAAAACGAAAATTTTACTTTAGCGTTAGCGTTGCCAAATAATACTACAAATGATTTTGCATCCACACTAGCAATAGTTAGGGATGTAATAACTGCTATGGTTAATGCACCTGTAAGCATTAAAAATATTGATTATACATTAGTTGATAACGGAACAACATCAACTCAATTTGGAATAAGAATTAAGGGTGGCAATGAGCTAGGAGTTGTTTATGAAAACTTTATGCTTGTTGTAGCTCCTAATTTGCTTGAGGCTGCAGGCGCAACAATAACTTTTAACTATTATGAAGATGATGAGCCTGTTGAAGCTGAAATGGTTGGCGATTATCATTATTCATTCGTAAAACAAAAGTTATATGATAGTGAATTTACAAACACAGTTGAATTGCAAAAGAATTTATACAAAGGCAAATCACTATCTTTAGTAATTGAATATTACAAAATTAAATCTAATTCATTACACCAAGCACTAGAAACCGAAGATTCTTTTGTTGTAACCATTGATGATGGAAACAATGTTGTTTTAGATGAACAAGAAATGGAAATAACATCATATACAGAAGATGTTGTTAGAGGCGGTTATGTTAATTGCAAAGTTACACTAACATCCAAAGGATAGGTGATGAATTATGGCAGAAGTAAAAGTTATAATTCAAGACAATTTAGGTGGAAATGAAACCTTAACAAAGAAAACACCAACGTTAGCAAGTGCTTCTAATGCTCAAGAAATAGCAACTGCAGATTCTAAAGAGGTATCAACTGCTAAAGCTGGTGTTAAGAATTTAGCAATCGCTACAATGCTTGCTAAACAAAGTGCTAACTACATTACTTCTAATGTTGGAAAATGGACAGGAAATAGTCATAATCAAGCGATAGTTAATAATGTTCAAGATATGTTAGGAATTGGAATGCTTGCTGTTGTAAATCCTGCAGTGGCTATAGCTTCTACTGCAATAAGATTAACTACTGCAGCATTAGATCAATCTTGGGAAAACAAAGAAATGCAAGCAAGCTCACAAAGGCGACTTGCTAGAGCAGGTTTTAATAATGTAGGCGAAGCTATAGGATATAGGAGGAACAAATAATGAAAATATTTATTTATCCAAAAGATGGGACAACAAACCCATCTACTTGTATAGATATAACTCCTTATATCACAGTTAATCAAAATCAACAAAAAAGATGTGATGATGCTTTTGCAATAACTACATTTAAAATGATTATCCCAGCAACATTATTTACTAAAGCAAAGTACAATATTCCGCCATTTACAATGTTTGAGATAGCAAGTGCAAATATCGCACCAATGCAAAGAGGAAATGAGCGTTATTTTGGCTATTCTAAATGTACTAAATACTTAAGAGAACAACCAGATGGTGAAATGTATTATATTCATGATGTAACGCTTGTAGAGCCTTTAGCATTACTTGAAACAATCCAAATAGGAACTAAAACATTTACAAATCACAATGATAAATATTATTTAGATGTTTTAACAAAACTAATCCATAATATCACAGGATATAATATTCATTTTGATATACCAACAAGCGGAAATAATGCTTGGAACTCTCTTGATAGACATTCTTATTCATATGATAAGGGAACAACTGCTTTTGAAATAGCAAATGATATTTTCACAATACACAATTGTAAAATGAAAATTGATTTTTGGGATACAATTACAACATCTCAAAATGCTTATAGTATTTACTTTATTATTAAGCCTATTAACCTAGATTCAATAAATGAGGTGCAGTTTAATGATAATACTTTAACATATGTAAGTTATGAACAAAACTTTGATAACTATTGTAAGTGTTTAGAATCTCAAGTTGATAATGTAGTAGATAGAAACACTATTACTAAATATTCTAATTTAACTTGTAGAAGTGATAATAACATTTGTAATGCTGATAATTGTTTTATCGAACTACCTGCAAAGATTGAAAAGGCAGTAAGACTGCAAGTATTTACGGAAGTTATTGAACATGTAAATATTTATGTTAATCAAGAAATGTATGAAGAAGTTGAAAGATGGAATAGAGGTAGCCTAACGGATTTAACATTTGATGACATTAAGAATGGAATTGCATCCATAGTAGATGAAAACAATAATAATGAGCCAAAATATGGCTCTGATTGGCTTGTTGAGTTAATGGAAGAAATTTGGGAATCAAATCCTGATTTCGATGAAAGTGATTACGTTTTTAATGGCACTATAGTTGGCTATAATTACGTTTTTAATGGCTTAAGAAGAGAAGATGGAAATTCAACATCAAGAGTTGAAAAGTGGTTTGATATTACAAGCAATATGTTAAACGAAGATATTTACATGGCATTGCCTACAAACCAACAACCAAAGTATTGTTATTATAAATCAGGCGATAACAAGATACAGGGCATTTATAAGTATTATAAAGATAATTGGATTAGTAATATTCAGGGTGTATCTGCACAGCCTATGCTAAAGGAATGTTTAGACAAAGAACAAACCGCAACAAGCAACATTCCTATTGATTCTAGCGAGTATTGTAGAGTTTATTATTCTACAACAAATGAAAGAACAAATCCTATGGATGTCAAGTGGAATGTTGAAGCACACCCTATCACTAATCAATATGTTAAGGATGTTAAAGATGAAACAAACATTGTTAATGAAAATGCTTATTTCAATACTTCAAGAAGCTATGGAAACAGTGCTAACTATATTGATTATGACATAATGAGAAAAAATATACATATATCAAATAGTTTTTTAGGCACACCTGAATTAACAATTCAAACGCTAGACTATTGTCCTTTAGATACAAATACAAAATTTGAATATGATAATCAAGTTTGGTATGTTAGCTCAATTGTTATGGAAATATTAAGAGAACATATTATGTATACAATAAATGCTTCAACAAACTATAACAAGCAAGCTGATTCAATAGGTGTTAGAACACAATATCAAGCGACTAAAATAGCACTTGATAATATTAAAGAAAGACATATATATTTTAAAAATGATAGTTCAATCGAACTACGCCAAAGTTATTCGTATTTCTTAAGGTGTGATTTTTATAGAAGTGCTGCTGATGAAAGCCCACTAAAAGTTTTATTAAGAGCTAATATTTATAGCGTGGGCGATGGTGGTGTTACTGTTGTTGCCAAAACAATAGATAACTTTAGCGCAGGCGTAAAACTTGCCGAAAGCAATGGAGGAAATTACATTCAAAAGGATGTTCCTTATGCAGATAACAATGGTGAAGCATATTCATTAACTTGCATATTAACTTATTATGATAATGATGATGATGTGCCAATTAGTGTTTCAAGAAAACTTCCTGAATTTGATACAACAGAATACGCTTTAAGCGGTTGGATGGTATCACCTATAGAAAAATATGTGATCTATAAAGATGAACATGAGAGCTTGGCATTTACAGTGTATTTACCAAATGCTACTTATGAAGATGAATAAATAATATAAGGAGGAAACTTATGAAAGTTTTTTTAAATAGTAATTTTGAAATTGAAAATATTTCAAATGAATCAGGCGACCCAATAGTAAGGGGAAGCGATAAGTTTAATAAATTGCATATATTCGTTCCTACAAGCACAGTGAATAGTTACAATACTATTTCACCACTTTATAGCGTAAAGCGTGCTGATGGAAGAATTTTAGGCAATTATGCAACAATTACAACTCATGATAATACAGAAGCCTTTAATGGTTATTATGGTTGGAAAGGCGATTTCAATCCAAGAGATATTGCAGTTGCAGGCGCATTAGAATTAACAATTTCATTTAAGATGAAGAAAACTGCTGCATCTGTAGAAATGACAAAGACAGTTGCTAAAATAACTTTAGAGGTTAAGGATGCCGCAGTTGTTTTAGATGATGTTTTAGTTTTAGGCGATGGTGGTGCTTGGATTTCTTTGAGTGAATCTATCACAGCACTTACAAGCAATTTAAGTGGTAAAGCTGATAAAAATAATAATCAACAAACAATTGTTGCAGGATTAGTTAAATCAACAAGTTTTAAAAAGGGTGATGCTGAACTTGCTACAGAAGCTCAAGTTAGCGAAGAAGCAACAGCTAGACAACAAGCTGATAATGCTTTACAAACTGATATTAACACTAGAGTAAAGATTGCAGATATTATCAATGCCTTAAATGATACATCTACAAATAAGCCTTTAAGTGCTTATCAGGGTAAATTATTAAAAGATGCAATTGATGGTATCAATACTTTATTAAAAAGTGATGATACAAACCTAGATGAATTACAAGAAATTGTAACTTACATCAAGAACAATAAGACTTTAATTGATGGCATTACAAGCTCAAAAATAAGTTTTACTGACATAGTTGATAATTTAACTAGCGAGCTTGCAAACAAGCCTTTATCAGCCAAACAGGGCTATATTTTAAAAGGTTTTATTGATGCTTTACAAACTGCAGTTGATAACCGCTACACAAAGAGTGAAACTAATAACTTATTAGATGGTAAGGCTGATAAATCAACAACTTACACAAAGACTCAAGTTAATAATTTATTGAGTGGTAAGCAAGATATAACAATTCCAACAATCACAATTGCAGGTATTGAATATACAAATTTAGAGGCTGCAATTAACGCTATCAATGATTATGCAGAAACAATAGAGCAAGTAATTGGCTCAATAAGTGGAAGTGATACAACAATTGCAACAAGACTAACTCAATTAGAATCAAGTGTTAGTTCATTAAATAGTGCTTGGACTACATTTACAACAGGAACAAGTGCAGATAATATTATCAATACTTTAGTTGAAATACAGCAAGAGTTAGCAAAGTTTAATATTATAGATGCAAATTCAAGTGTTACTCAAGAACAATACGATAGTGTAAACGAACACACAATAGCAGTAAGAAATTACATTTCTTATAGATATTTAAGGACAAATAGTGGCACTCACGAATTTTTTTCATTTGATGGCTCAAAACTTTCTAGGTTAACAATTAGAAGCGATTTAACAGTTGGAGTAAGCAATGCAATATTTGAAAAAGACTATAATAAAGTAACCTCTTGGAGTACAACGCCAAATGACACCCACTACCCAAGTGAAAAGCTAGTCAAAGATAGCCTAGATAGTGAAACAAGCAGAGCCACATCTCAAGAGAACAAATCCCTATACCACTTGGGAGCATTTGACAGTGCAGATGGCAAGACAAGACAAACAGGGGTTGTAGTATTTGATGATTTTAGTAATCCAATGTGGACACCAACATCTAACACTTATGGCTTTTTACTAAATATGCCAAATTATGACACAACAGCACACGAGGCTGTCGCAAGTGTTCCGATTAAAACGGGAGATAGTGCTTGGGCTTCTCAAACAGCTTGTTTTAACAATATTCAGCAAAGAGTTTATTGTCCTAGAGATTGGAAAACACCTATTGTAATTCAATACAAACTATCTTCCTCATACCCAGACACCCCAATCGAGGGGGAGAGCATACTACCACTAGACAGCAATATGGCTAACAAGATTAGGCAAGATGTAGTTGAAACGTTGAATTTGTGGAAATATGGAAATTACAATGTTAGTTTACCACAAAATACAGCAGGTGATTTTTCAATAAAATTGTATAGTAGTAGCACTCTTGTTAGCACACTTGTTTATACCGCAACAATAGGGCATTATGAAGGAACATTTACCAAAACAGATAATACTAATATTTTACAATTTTATATAAGTGGTAGTAATAGGGATAATTATAATAATTATGATATTTCTGATTTACCAAACGGAACTTATACTATTTCTATTGATATAACAGGTAATACATATTCAAATGTTAATATCACCAACATTATGCTAAACTCTGGCTCACACCCATATCCACCAAGCGACTACCACGCTTCAAAGCACATCACTGATGAGGAAGCGACAAACCTACACAATGCAGAGGGTGTTCTTTTGTGGGAAAACCCTAGTCCTGAAAGTGCTTTTTCAAATCAAACAATAACAACAAGCGATATGAGTGCATATAAGTATATAGTTTTTGAATACCTAATAAGCCATACAGCTGGCGATGGTTATGCTCATACATTCCAAAAATTTAAGAGAAGCTCAACCGTTGGCGAAAAATATGTATTGTCTATCGCATCTTACGGACAAGGTGTTGCTGTTTGTTATAGAGAAATTGAAAATTATAGTAGTAATGCTAACCAACTTAAAATTATGGCTGGAAAATACGTTGATAATTCAACAAATGAAACTAATAATGATGTTTGTGTCCCTATTGCCGTATATGGAACAAATATTCTTTAGGGAGGTACTAGAAAATGATAAAACAAAATCAAGTTTATGTTATTGATAATCCTAAAACTAACACCTTTAAGGGTGTGGATGCTAAAGATTTAATTTTAGATACTTCCGCAAAAGAAGAAAAACAAAAGAAATTAGGCACTGTCCTAAATGAACATTCAAGTGATATTAAGGCTTTGAAAGAAGAAAACAAAGCCTTAAAAAAGGCTATCAAAGACTTAACTCTTATCGTTAATTCTTTAAACCTTAAAACAAAATAATAAGTATTAAATAATATTAAATAAAAGAAAAAGGAAAGGTATTTAATTATGAAAAATAAAATGAAATTCTTATTTGGTTTTTTAGCCCTAGCATTAGGGTTTTTATTTTGCTTTTGCTTATCAATATCCGTAAATGCTGAAGAAGTAGAGGAAACAGTTGAAATTGTAGAAACTGATGAAGAAGCCCTTAAATTCTTCCTTTACCATTTAAAGAATCTAAAATGGGATGAATTTGAAGCAATCATTGGTTGGATTATTGCTTATCTAGTTGCTAATTTTACTGCAATCCTAGCTTGTATAATCACTATCGTTTTAAATAAACATAAAGAATATAAAACTTCTAAAGCATATCAAGAAGCATTCGCTAAACTTTCTTTAGAAAATCAACAAAAGATTGAAGAAAGAGAAAAGGCTTATCAAGAAACTTTAGAAAGCCTAAAAGCTGAAATTTTAGAAATTCAAAAAGAAAATCAACAAAAGTTAGTAGATTTATCTAACGACCAAACAAAAGAAATTGCTAAAGCATGCGCTAGTATTACTGCTGACTTATCTAAATAATAGGAGGTGTTCCTATGTGGTTTACAGATATTGAACATTGGAGTTCAAATAAATTAAAAGCCCATTTTTTAATCTATGGGCTTTTTTACTTGGCTTTTGCTTTAGTAGCTCCAATTATTATTATAGGCGTTAAATATGACCTAATTAAATCAAGCTCAACACGCTTAACAGGTGTGGGTTTGGTTTTAGTAGTTTGTATTGCAGTATTTCTTTTAAAAGGTGTTAAAAGGCTTTTAAATAAGTTACCTCAAGATGAACTAAAAGAACAAAGATTCAAATTTACAATTTTAATGATTTATAGCTTGATACTTCCTGTTGGAGGTATCTTGCTTTTAAATTTAATCAAAACAAATGTTGATCTAGCTTGTAATACTCTAATAAAGGTTTTAAGTTCTATCATCTGCTCAATAATGGTTGACTATTTAACACTTCATTATTTAGAGGCTGAATGGGATTTAAGACAAGAAGCAAAGCATCAAATCCAAATCAATAAAAGAGTTGAAACTCTAACAAAGTAAGGTGATGTTATTTTATGGATTTAACTGAAAGAATGAATAATTTTATAAATGAATCAACTGAACAGGCTGCGAAAGTAGTTAATAAATATGGCAAGCCAAAATATATTGCAGCCATTACAGAAATTGTAATTAGTGCTATGGCAATAGTTGGCATCCAAGTTGTAACAATGGGATTTGATTTTACAAAATTAACAAGTTGGCAATTTTGGGTTAGAACACTAGCATTAACAGCTTGTATATTCTTACTTTTTAGAGCCGTTGTAAATGCTCGATTTGATAAAACGGCAGCAAGACAAAATGTGCTTGATGTTATGGATGAATATAATTCATTGAACAAAGACAAAGACCTAGACATGAAAGAGTATTTAGAAGAATTTAATCTTAATACTAAAATAGGTGTTTATGTTGGCAAAATAAACAAGCGTATAAATCGTTTAGAACGTAAAAAGATAAAGACATATAGTACAAAAAAGAAAATGTCTTTAACAGCCAAAATTAACATTTTAAAAGAAGAAATTAAACCTGAAAGAATAAAAGAAATCATAGATATTATTAGAGTTAAATATTATATGGTTTTCTATGATGACTTCCAAAACGTAGAGCGTGTAGGTGGTAATGGTAGAATCCTAACAAGAGGAAATCAAGCCTACAGCAAATCTTTTAATAAAGCATCATTCAATAAAATTTGGGCTTACATTTTATGTTCTGCAATTCTAGCTTTATCTATTTGGAGCTTTGGCGATACATCAACTATAACAATTATCGCTAATGTGCTTTCAAGTTTAATAATGATAGTTACAAGAATATTAACTGCATTTGTCGAAGCAGATAGAATCTATGACTCTACAATTACAGCTTCTTATGTTTGTAAGATAGATATTTTAAAAAGCTATTTCAAATGGAAGAATGAAAGAGTAGAAGCTGAAATTCAAAGAAAGCAACAAGAACAAATCAAAGAACTTAATAGCAATAAACCAATTCTTATTGGTACAGGTAAAATTGAGGTGGCTTAAAAACCACCTCTTTTTTTATTGCCTAAAATAGGTTATAATTAAAATGTCCTATAAGTTATTTTATCGGTATGGGTGCAACATTGCATCCATATTTTTTTATTTAAGTAAAAATCAAGTAAGAATAAAGCGGTAAAATTTGAAACAATTTGAAACTTTTTTATGAAATTTATCTAAATTGCATCCTTTATATTATATAAATAGGTTAAAATTTGAAACTTTTTGAAACAAAATGAAACAATTTGAAAATAAGCGTATTAAATCCGTTGGGTACACCAAACAAAGAAAAAAGCCTTTATTTAAGGCTATTTTTTATTTTTCAAGTAAGAATCAGGTAAGATTCTACTTAATTTCTTTAATTTTTTGGCTTATTTCTTTTAAATTTACATCTGCATGAATATATGTTGAACTTGCTACCTCTGGAGTATTTCCCATCAATTTTGATATAACATACTCGTTATAACCCAAAGCCTTTAAATTAGAAGAATAACTGTGTCTTAAAGTGTGTGGGGTTATAATTAAATCATTCAAGTTGGCTTCATCCTGTAGTTTGTTTAAGATTCTTCTTAATCTTTGTTGATTCAAGAAATGCTTTTTAATATTGAATATATAATCATCCTGTCCCAAGTGTTCAAAAAATTTGAATAATAACTTGCTTGTTACATCATCTAAAGCAACAACTCTAATTGAGTTTTTATTTTTTGGTGCTTGTATGTAATCTTTTCCATTTACTCTTATATAATCTTTGCTAATGGTAAGATGATCTATTTCAATGTCCTTAACTTGTAAGGCTGCAAGCTCACCAATTCTTAAACCTGTAAAATATAAAACCCAAATAACAACATACCAATATGAATTTATTTCTAAAGGCTTTATTAAAGATAAGAAATCGCTCTTTTTAAGCCATTTCTCTTTTTTAGTTATATCTTTTACATTGTTTTCTTTAAAAGGGGTTAAAAGTGGAATTTGTAATTTTGCTTTTAAATCGTAGGCTATAGCTCCATATTCTAAAACTTTCTTTAAAAGATTTTGTGTTCTATTCTTATATTCAATAGTTAAATCTTTGGCTGCAAGCTCGTTTTTCCATTTTGTTATATCTGCAATGGTTAAATCCTTTAAGCTCTTATCAGGTATTAAAACAAGATAATTTCTTTTAAATTTTACATACTTATATTGTGTAGATACCTTTAGGGTGCTTTTGGTTGCAGTTGTAAATTCATCAAATAGTTTATATAAGGTTATATTAGAGCTGCTTAAACTTATAGAATCTATAAACTCACGCTCACATTTTAACGCTTCCGTTTTAGAAAGCATATATTGGTTATTCCATTTAACCCTTTTATATTGTTTGTAGTTAATTGTTACCACAAAATACCAATGCTTGTTTTTATCTTTGTAAACAGGCATTTTTTATTTTTCCTCATTAACACATAATAAGTAAGCTACAGAACAACCGAAGAAGTTTGTTAAATGTTCTATTAGGTTAAATTCAATTATTGCTTCCTGATTCCAAATAGCAGTTGCCATATTAACACCAATGCCGACCTTTAAAGCAAATTCATTTGGAGTTGAAATTCCTTTTTCTATACATAATTCTTTTACTCTATTTTTCATTTTATAGTTTTCCTTTTCTTAATAAATAATCAATACAACTTTCAAACACATTTTCTGTTATTTCTAAATTTTCCCTTATATCATTAGAAGAATAGCCTTTTTTAAGTAGTTCTAAAATCTTGTTTGGTAAATCAAACTTTAAAATCATTTTATCATTTGCTTTACGTTCGTATTTCTTTATTGTTAAAGCGTTAGAATTAAGGCTATATAAGGCTTTTTGTTCTAGGTGTGATAATTCATGCTCTATCATCCAAAACTCACTTATAGAGGAATATTTTTTATTTGAGTTAAGGCAGATTCTATTGTTATCATTGCCTAGATCAACACAAAAGGCATCCAAATTATTTAATGGAAAATAATCCAGGGCAATGCCTTTATCATAAAGATATTGTAATTGCTTTTCATTCCTAGTCATAATATATCACTTTATATCACTTTTTCGATTTTATATAATTTATATAATTTAATATTTCTTGAGCTTGTTCCTCTGTCAATTCCCCTAATTGATTATATAAAGCAAGTTTAGTATTATTTAATTCTTTTTCGTTAGAATCTACATCATCAATAAGTAGTTTAATATCAATTCCTAATTTATTAGATATTAAAGTAAAAACCTCAATAGTTGGAGTTGTTCTTCCTAGCTCCCAATTTGCTAAATTATTTCTTGAAATTCCTAATCTATCCGCCAATTCTTGCTGCGTTAAGTTATTTAGTTGTCTATATCTTAAAAGCACATTTCTTAATTTTTCCAAAAACATACACCTCAATTTATAATAATAAAACATTTTTAAAATAAAAGTGATAAAAAAGCACAAAATGTGTTGACAAATCACAAATACAAGTATAAAATGGTGTTGTAAGTTAATTAAAAGCACAAACAACAAATTCAAATTATACACTTTTAAATTGTTATTTTTATGTTAAAAAGGTGTGAAATTATAGTTTGTTTTGTGAGTTTAAAGCACAAAGAAGAAAGGGGAACAAAATGGAAAACTTATTTACTTTGACAGTTTATTCTGGTGCTGATGTAATAGCACAAATGAAGCATTTAACAAAGAAAGAAGCCAAGTATCATAAGAAGCAAATCTTATTTATGATACAGGGTGAAGTAAAAAAGCCAAGTATAGAAATTAAGGGGGAAAGATAAAATGAAGCAATTTGAAGTTGGCAATGTTTTACAGAGTCAAGTTAATGGAATGCAATTCGAAATTGTAGAAGAAAGAGAAGAGGAAACAATCAATGGTAAAACAGTTGTTTTCTTACTAAAGGAACTTAAAAGCAAACAAGTTTATTTTGTTCCTTTTACTAGATTAGTTCATAGTAAATTTGAGGTGATAACAAATGTGTAATATTGGCTATGTAAGAAGCAATAATGAGCCTGTAAAAGTGGCTTGGAAGAACATAGGTGATCCAAACATTTTACATTTATTCTTAAATGATAAAATTGAGCCTTTAACTATTAAGTTAAATAAGAGCGGTTTAAATACTGCTAACATTGTAGCAAAGTATCAAAACCGAATCGTTGGCTCTGGAAAGCCTTATGAATTAGGGAATTTGAAGAAAAGAGCCTTAAAGGAAGTATATCATATAAAATTTATCTATAAGGAAGTGAATTAGTAATGCAAGAATTAAATAAGATTAAGGGTTATAGAACAATGGTAGGTTTAACTCAAACCGAGATTGCCGAAAAGATTGGAATTTCAAGAGAAACATATACTCGAAAAGAAAGCAGCAATAATTTCTCTGAAGCTGAAAAGTTAGCATTGATTACTATTTTTAATCAATCAGGTTTAAATTTAGTAAGAACTGATTTAGACTAATTTTTTTAGATTAAATTGTGAGTTTAAAGCACAAACACAGGTGATGAAAAATGGGAAGAAAAGAAATATTATTAAAACCTTTATGGGATTTAAAAGATATTCAAGCTTACTTTGATATAGGGAAAACTAAAGCATCACAAATGATGCAAGACAGTAAGAAAATAAGTTGTTCTAGGTATATGCCAAGCAAAGCCAAAAGAGATGTAGTTTTAGAAATAAATGGTCTTAACTACAAAGAAGAATTAACAAAGATGATTCTAGCAGAGGTTAAACCTGCAAATGGCTGATTTAACACCAAGAGCATTGCGATTATATACCTACTTAAAAGAACACTACACCGAAGATGATTTCATAAGCAAGAAAGAGTTAGCCGAGCATTGCGGTTATTCATACGATGACAAATCACAAAGAAATTGTGTTGATATGGAAGCAGATGTTAGAGCTATCAATGATTGCGATATCATCCAAAAGATAGTTGTAAGTGATTCTAAAGGCTACAAGATAGGCAATGAAGAACAAGTGTTCGATTACTTGAATAAACGTTTTACAAGAGATTTAAGGTCATTAAAGCTCAATTGGAAATTAACTAGAAAAGTAAGAATGGATAAACAAATGAGAATTGTGTTCGGTCAGGAAAGGGACACAATAGAAACATTCATAAAAAATAAATTGGAAAATGAGGAAGAATAAAAATGAAAATTAAAAAAATTGAAATAACTAATTTTAGATGTATTAAGCACATCGAATTAAATGTAAATGATATGGCAAATATCATAACAGGAGCTAACAACATTGGAAAATCAACTGTTCTAAATGCAGTTCATTGGTTTATTACAAATTGCCTTTTAACTGATAAATGGGGTGTTGGTGAAAATGATTTAGATTCAATCGTTCCTATTGATTTCAAAAAGGGTGAACATACAAATGTAACAATCACTTTTGAAGATGGCTCAACATTTACTAAATTATTAAAAACTAAACCTACAGGCGGACATTATACAGAATATCAAGTTAATGGTGCAAGTGGTTATACTGCTAAATCATTCGGTGATGTTCTTTATAGTAAATTCAATTTTACTCCAGCTCTTAAGAGTTCAAAGGATGTAAATGAGTTAAGAGTTTTAGTTGATCCACTTTATCCTTTACAAAAGTTAGACCCTAAAGCATTAAGACAATTACTTGTTGATTTAGGATGTTCTGTAACAAATGAAGAAGTATTTAGCATGTATCCTGAATATCAACCATTGCAAAAGCATGAATCAAAGTATATGGGCGATTTCACAATGATGCGCCAAAACTTAAAGGCTGAAAGATTAGAAGCCAATAAGAAACTTGAAGCATTAGAAACAGCTCTAGCAGATTATCAAGATATAGAAGAATATGATTCAACTGAAAGAGAAGCCCTAGAAGCTAAAAAGGATGATTTAAATGTAAGAATTAGAAACCTTAAAAGAGGCGATACAAATCTTACAAGTACATTAGAAGCAGAGCTACAAAAGGCACAAGCTAATTATGATTTAGAATTAACTGAACAAAGGGCAAAAAGAAACCAAGAATTAGCCCTTTTAAGAAAAGACTTACAAATTGCACAGGCGGAAGCCAATGAGGGCAAAAACAAGCTATTAACCAAGCTAAATGAAGAGTTAAGAGGAAAACTAGCAAGTAGAAACTCAATTTCAACTACTATAGCAGCTTATCAATCAACTAGAGATGAAAAGAGAAAACAAGTTCTTGATTTACAAAGTAGAATTGAAAATTCAAGAACAAGAATTGAAGTAGCAAATAAAGCCTATGATGAAATTTCTAAAAGAGAGTTCAAAGGTTATGTAACTTGTCCTAAATGTGGAATGATATTTCCTGCAGATGAGGGAGCATTGTTATTATTCAATAAGCAAAAGCAGGATGATTTAGAAAGAATCAAAAATGAAAATGCAAGAACTGAAATTGAAATTGTAGAAATGCAAAAGCAATTCGAGGTTAATGCAAATCTTGGAAGAGAAGCAAAAGCCAACCAAGAAGAAGCAGAGCATAAGCTAGAGTCTTTAAATGAAGAAATTGAAAACATTAACAATGAGATATTGGCTGCATCATCAAAGCCTATCGATTTATCAAAGGTTAATGAAATTCAAACAAAGATTGATACATTAAATGCTACTGCAATTATAGTAGATGATTCAAACATAATTGAAATTCAAAATAAAATTGATGAGGTAATCATTAACCAAGCACAAGCAAATGCAGCCGAGATAGAGCGTTTAGAAACTGAATTAACGCCTATTAAGGAAGCAATTGAAGCTGAATATATGAAACAATCAAAGTATGCTTCAAAACTTGAATTTGAAGCCAAATATAAAGATACTCAAGCAAAATTAAATGATATTGAAAGCCTACTTGAATTAGTAAGCTCATTCATTCAAACAAAGATTTCTTTAATCAATAAGAAAGCAAAAGAATTAACAGGAATTGATTTTGTAATGTTAGAAGATAACATTTCAAACGATGGTGTAAAAGAGGTTTGCTATGCAACAGTTGATGGAGTCGAATTTGGAAATGTAAACACATCTAAAAAGTTAGAGGTTGGCATCCAATTTATCCATAAGATTAGAGAAATTCTAGGAACTAATGATCTACCAATTCTAGCAGATAGATTAGAGGGCTTTGATGATATGGAAAAGATTAGAAACTTAACAACTGAACAACTTATTTGCACAGTTGTAGGTGATAAAGAACAAAAGAAAATCATAATTATTTAGGAGGAAAAAATGGAAGTTATTTATGATGAAGATTTAACCTGTCCTACTTACAAATTAAGTAAGTTGGAAACAGAGGAATTGGAAAAGACAGGATTTGTTCAAGATGACAAGAATGGAATTGTCATCACTAAAATTGATAAGCAATACACAGTTGCTTTAATTGAAAAAGAAAAAAATGTAATTGAATTAAAATACTAGGAGGAAAATATGGAAAACAATTTAGTTCAAAAACAAAATGGTGTAGTAAGCACTGAAAGAAATGTTACTGATGGTGTATTAACAAGAGTTAATCAATTAACTGAATCAAGAGAGTTAGTTCTTCCAAAGAACTACTCACCTGAAAATGCTTTAAAATTTGCTTATTTAGAATTAAAAGCAAGTAACTTACTTGGCACTGATAAGGATGCTTTAGCTAATGCTTTACTTAATATGTGTGTACAGGGTTTAAGCCCACAAAAGAAGCAATGCTATTTCATTAACTATGGTGGTAAAGTTGGCTTGATGCGTTCATATCATGGCGATAGAGCAGTTGCTAAACTATCTGGATTAGTTAAAGAAATTCAAGCCTATATAATTTATCAGGGTGATGAAGTAAACATTTCTTATGAAGAAGAAACAAACTTCTTACAAGTAGAACATAAAACAAAATTTGAAAATTGGCATAATCCAATTGTTGGAGCTTATGCAGTTGCAGTAATGCCTGATGGCTCAAAGCGTTATGATTTAATGACTATCGAAAGAATTAGAAAATCTTGGAATATGTCAAGCAACAAATCAAATAACAAGCTACAAAGTGAGTTTGAAACAGAGGCTTGCCAAAGAACTGTTACAAGACATTTAGTTAAAAACTTATTCAACCAATCAACTGATGAATCACTTGTTATCAATAATGTAGTAGAAAATGATAATTATGTAGATAGCCAAACTCCAACAACAGAAGAAACTAAATATGATGAAAGCCAAGTTTTAGAAGCTCAAATCGAAGAAACAGGATCAATTACTCCAAAAGTAGTTGAAGAAGAAAAACCAATCCAAAATCATAAACCTACTCAACAAGATGTAATCAATGCTCGGTTAGGAATTGAGCCAGATAAAAATAAGGTAGATTTCTAAAATGAAGATTGAATGCTTGGGTAGTGGCTCAAGTGGTAACTCATACATTGTGCATCAGGAGGGATTAACTTACCTCCTAGATGCAGGTGTTAATATTAGAAAAATTATTTCAAATGTAAATCTAAATAATTTAGAATTTTGTTTCATATCACATGAACACAAAGACCATTCGGCAAATTTAGAAAACTTGCTTAAAAGGGGCGTTCAAGTGATAGAGGGTAGACTTACTCAAGAATTTAAAGAAATAATCTTAAATAAGCCAAAAACAATAAAATATCGCTTGTTTGTGTTCCCTATCTATCATGGCGAATGCAAAAATAGTGCTTTAATTGTAAAAACAGAAACTCAATGCTTATTATATGTAACTGATTTTAGTATCTGCAAATATGATTTAAAACAATTCAAGTTTACTCATATTATGGTTGAATGCAACTATGATGATGAACTAATGAGCAAAGCTCCAAAAGATTATAAGCACATGCGACAAATAAACACGCATTTAGGCTTTAGAGGTTTAAAACATTTTTTAAGTAAAGCAGTTGATTTATCCAATGTAGAGGAAATGCTTTTGATTCATTTATCAACCGAAGCGGATTTGATAGATAGAAAAGTAATTCTTATGAAAGCAAAATTTGAATATCAAAACATTAAGATTGGCATTTGTAAACAATACGGAGGTATTGATTATGGAGGATAAGAAATCATTTGTAGTTTATACAAATTGGAAACAATATATTGATGAACTTACAGATGAAGAAGTTGGAATGTGGACTCGTTGGATGTTTGATTATTGCAACGATAAATGGTTAGACAAAGAAATTGAATATCCTAATAACACAGCGGTTAAGGTTTTATGTAAATTAACTAAAGACATATTAAAGAAAGATTTAGCTAAATACAAAGATAAAAGAAAGCGTATTGATGATATTAACGAACGAAAACGTATCGAACGTGAAGCAAAATCGAAACAAAGTAGCAACGAAATCGAACACGAAATCGTTAACGAAATCGATAACAATATCGAGCAGTGTAATATGTTAAATGTTAAATGTAATATGTTAAATGATAATTCTAAAGAATTAAATAATAATGATTTATCTATATCTAAAGATATATCTAAATCTAGCGGTGAGGTTTCTCGAGAGAAGCCTACACCACTCATTATTCTTCCATGTATTGGCAACTATCAACATCCAATTTTTAAGGATGATATAGACCATTATAAGGAATTATATCCTGCAGTTGATATTCTGCAACAATTTAAAAATATGGTTGGTTGGTTAGAATCTAACCCACAAAATCGTAAAACTAAAAATGGTGTTAAATCTTTTATAACTCGTTGGCTTTCTAAATGCCAAGATAAAGCTCCAAAGGTTGAAAGTTCAAGTTGTAATCAAAATTTCACTACACTTGGTGATGACTATTTAAATGAAGATTTTAAACAAAGACCTAATGAAACTTATGAAGAATATAGAGAGCGTATCATCAAAGACTTTAGAAAAGAAAATGACCCTACTGCATCATTTGGTGGTGTCGAAAAAATCTAATTTAAGAATTTAAATATGCTAGGTAATTTAAATAATATGTCGAGCTAGGACAAAAAAACGAGCATTTAAAAATATTATTGGTAAACGGACTTAAATACAGGGCATTTGAGCATCCTAGCTGCTCCAAATGTAAGGAGGAAAATAATATGGATGTAAAAGAAATAAATGATGTTTATGTAAGTAAAGAGTTTAACGGACAAACTTTTACTCATAAATTACCATGTGAATTATATAATGATCATTTTGAAAATGCTAAAAGGTATAACATACCACATGCACAATTGATTATAGCAGATATACCCTATAATCTAGGAAATAATGCCTATGCCTCAAACCCATCATGGTATGAGGGGGGGGACAACTCTAATGGCGAAAGCGATAAAGCAGGTAAGTTATTTTTCAAAACTGATGAAAATTTTAGAATAGGCAACTTTTTTGACTTCTGCACTAGATACTTAAAAAAAGAGCCCAAAGAGCCTAATAAAGCACCTGCAATGATTGTATTTTGTGCCTTTGAACAAATGCAAATGGTAATTGAAGAGGGCAAGAAACACGGATTACTTAAAAGTTATCCGCTAGTATTTATTAAAAATTATTCTGCTCAAGTATTAAAAGCAAATATGAAAATTGTAGGAGCTACAGAATATGCTGTAGTTCTTTATAGAGATAAACTGCCAAAGTTTAGAAATAAAGGAAAAATGATTTTTAATTGGATGACTTGGGAAAGAGATACAACACATACACAGGTACACCCCACACAAAAGCCCATTTCAATTTTAAAGAAACTTATTGAAATTTTTACTGATGAGGGTGATGTTGTAATTGATCCATGTGCTGGGAGTGGTAGTTCACTTTATGCAGCTAGAGAGTTAAAAAGACCATCTTATGGCTTTGAAATTGAAAAAGATTTTTATAACAAAGCAATTAACTTTTTAGCAGGTGTAGATGAAAGTGAACAAAAAGCCAAAGAAAATGGCGTTCAAACTATATTTAACTTTTTATAGCGAGGTTAAATATGGCTGATTTAAAAGGGTGTTTCTTGCATAATACAGATGATTGGCAAACACCAAAAGAAATTTACAATTATTTTATGAATAAGGGTTATATAGACCCCTGCCCTTATAAAAGTGAAATTGACAACTTAAAAACTGATTTAGGGGGGGTAAATCTTTTTATAAATCCACCCTATAGCGATATAAAAAGTTGGGTTGATTACGCTTTGAATCATATCAAGAATCATAAAGAAAACAACATAGTATTTTTAATACCATCAAGAACTGATACAAAATACTTTCAAAAGATGCTAACTGAAAATGTTGATATGGGAATTTATTTTATAAAAGGCAGATTGCATTTTAATGAAAGCAAAAACTCTGCACCATTTCCAAGCTGCATTATTAAGTTGGAAATGCCTAAAGGTAAAAAATATATTTTAGAAGATTTTAAAAATCTTTGATTAAGGAGGAAGTATGGAATGGAACTTGTTTACTTATCAGGAAGTATTGGAAAAGGCTAAAATTAAGCCGAAAACATATAATAACGAGCAATACAGGGAATATATTGAAAAGAATTTTAAACCTGATTACTGCAATAAGAAATTTTATAACATTTTAATTTCAAGTTACTTTTCAAATGATTGGTATGAATCAACTGTTACACCAGAAGAACAACTTGCTTATTTTAAAGAATTATATAGTGGTTTTACTTATCATTTTCAAAATAATGAGGTTTCTATATTTAGCTTAAAACATAAATATAACAACAGCTCTGATGAATATAGTTTATTCATTCATATATTTGGTGATTTCATCGTAGAATTTCCAAGAGTAAAAGATTTATTCAAAGAAAAACAATGCGCTCCTGCTTGTTCAATATGGTGGTTTAACGAGGATGGCACAGCAGCCGATATGGGTAAATATCTAAATCTTACAGAAGAAGAAAAGCAAGAATGGATCAAATTCGTTAAAACTGCAAATGAAATTATAAATCCTATAGATACAAAACAATTTTCATTTAGTGAGTGGTGGCATGATAGAAGAGAATATTATTTCTTTTATAAATTGCAACTTCACAAATTCGGCAAAGCTGGAAGAGTATTTGAAAAACATACTTATGATAATTTTGCTGATTATGAATTTACCTTTATGGATTTATATAATTATTTTTATGAAAAGGGAGAAATGGAGGAATAAAAATGGAAACTATTTACACAGGCGAAGAGCCTTTACTAGCTGAAACGTTAATTGAAAGAACTATTGAGGAACACAAAATAAATGTGTTTGGAATAGCCAAAATAACAGTAGATTGTTACATGCCTAGCGCTTATGATAAATGGCACTTATGGACAATAACTATAAGAATCAATACAGAACATATAAGTTACTTTTATTCGAAAGAATGTATTAAGCATGGTTATTCAATTACTTATTTACAACATCTTAAAAATATGGGTGTTAAGAAAATAAATTTAAAGAAGATGAGGTGCTATAAATAATGGAATTTAAAAATTTATATCTACAAAATATTAGTAATTACATTGATGATTTAGTTCCTAATGACCCACAAAGTGAAGAACAAGTTTATGATTTGGCTGCAGCAAAAACTAACTTACAGCTTGTAGATGATGAGCTTGAAGATTTAAAGCAACAAAATAACAAGTATAGAGAAATTGAAAGTAAACTAGGCTTTAAATTAACTGAATTAGAAGAAGTTAGCGAAAATTCAATTTACGTTACATCTTGTAAAGAGATTCATTTTAATGGTGATGATTTTTATGGGGACTACACACCAGAAGAATTAAAACAACTTATTAAAAACATTTTAGGCGAATACTTAAGATGTATGAGAGAGGTAAAACAATAATGGGAAAAGTATATTATAACAATATATTATTCGATAGTGATTTAGAAGTTGAGTATTACAAAAAACTAATGAAAGATAGGGATGTAATAAATTTTACATATCATCCAAAAAAGCCAATTCAAATTACAAAAGGGAATTATTACACACCTGATTTTATTGTTTATTATAGTGATGAAGAATGCTATTTAAGATGCGAAATAATCGAGACTAAAGGCTACAACCCTTATTCCAAAATGAAAGATGACATGACTCATCAAATAATGTTGCAGAAGAGTGAACAAGAATTAAAGGAATGGTTAAAACTAAATGAATTAGATTTTAGCTGCCCTGTAAAATATCGCAAAATTAAATTCTTACAGGCTTATGGCTTTGTGGATTGGGATTTTAAAAACCCTAATACTCAAATAAACAAAGCAAGAAATAAAATTAAAACTCAAAAAGAAGAGCTAAAAGAACTAAAAGAGTTCAAGAAAAATGCTTTAAGATTTTTCAATTATTGGTCTAAACAACAAGCCCAAGAGAAATTAACCAAAGCACAAAAGGAATGGTTTGATAAATACGTGTTAGAGATTAAGGAGCAAATATGATGCATGCTGACAATGAAGATGAAGCACTTGCAATACTATTGTTTATTGGATTAGGTGCATTTGCTTTGATATTATCTGGAATAATATATTTGATATGTTGTTTAATAGAGTGGTTGAAGTGGAGGAAACTATGAAAAAATACATAAAAGTTGAAGCAGAATTGATACCAAACGGAGTCAAAATTTACCCAAACAACGTTGAAGCGAGCTTTTTAGATTTTGCAGGAGCAAAAGTTCTCGCAGAAGCCGACACCATAGAGGAGTTATGTGATTTGTTTTATCTCGATAGGGGTGGAGATGTAGATGTAAATGATTTTTATGATAAATATCAATTGGATGTTGCTAAAGAATATTATTTAGAAGAAATAAGGCATTTTATACCTATAAAATTACAAGCATATATTAGAACTGACAAAGGCTTAATCTATGTAGCCAAAATGAATGATAAAGGGGAGTTGGTGTTGATATGAAAAGATATACTGAAGAAATATGGAAAGGCAAATATACTTATGCCGGAAAAGACAAAAGTGCTAAAGAGTATGCTTTATGGGTTGATGAAGCAATACACAAACTAGGCAAACTAGAGGATTTAATGGAAAAGTATGAAATCGAAAGCCCAGAAGCATTAGAAGAAATAATCAAAGATTATGATGATATGGCTAAAAGCATAGTTGAAATGGGACTTGGTGTAAAAGTTGAAATAAAGGGTAAGAGTGAGGAAGATGGGAACAAAAATTCTTAATGTATTACTTACTATATCAATTATAGTAATAAACATCCTACTAATTGGTATTTTCATTTATGAAATTAAAATCAATGGCGATTATATATTCTGTGGATTTTGTGTTATCATTGCGCTTTTATTAGACATTGCAGGTATATTTCAATCAATTATTCTTAAAAATAAATTGGAGGATGAAAAATAATGAAAAAGAAAGATTTAATAATAGCTTTTATGCCATTGGTAATATTGGTAATATTATCAGTTATAGGGCTAGCTCTTATAGCTGCCTCTCCATTTATTGCAAAAGAACTTGAAAAGAAAAATGAAGTAGTAGAACAATATGAAAATGGACTTGATGAACTAGACATTGAGTATGATGATGACAATTATCAGTATATTGTATACACAGGTAATAAAGATAAAGGGACTTTAAAACAATACATTGTAAAACTAGAAGATGTTGTTGTAATTCCTTATACTGAAAATGAGGTGCATTTTGAAATCACAAAAGGTGGCAAATGTAAGTTGTATTTCTTTGTTAAATGGGAGGTGGAGGAATAATGAAAGATATAATGAAAAAGTATCATCTAGGATTTAAACCTCAAGAAATAGATTCAAGTAAAGATGATGGCGTGATACTTAAAGCTCAAATGAAAATAGCATTTGAAACAATGAATGAAAGTTTTACTAAAAAAAACGATGATGAAATACTTAAATTCTTGTATGGCAAATACAAAGATACTGATGTAAGTGATGCATATGTTTTAAGCGAAGAAGATTTTAAAGCATTCTTGCTTGAGATGTTACCTAAATGGAGGACTAAATAATGGATAAAGTATTTGAAGCGTTAGATTGTTTAGCTTTAGAAGTGCCAATAGGCAATAAAGAAATTGCTATTCTAAAATCAGCCTTACTTGAATTAAAAGCAATAAAGGAAGCAAAGCCTAGTGAAGCAATGGAGTGTTTAGAAGAATTAAGAAGCAATTTAGGTGTAATTTATGATGACACACTAAACACTATCGAACAAGCCTTATTAAAGGCTCAAGAGCAAGAAAAGGAAAATGCTGAATTAAGACAACATATCAAACGTTGGCACCATTTACTACTTAAAACAGGTATCAATAGCAAAGGCACTGTTGTTGATGAAATAGAAAACTATTGGCAGATTAAAGTAGAGGCAAAAAATGAAAAATAGATTTTTAATCGATGCCATGCTTATTTTATCCCTTATTTCGCTTCATATATTGCTATTTGCAATTTTGATTTATCAAATTTATACAAATGACAATTGGGTGGTTACAGCTCTATGTATTCCACTTGCAATACTATTAGATTTACTATTTTATTTACACATTAAAACTGAAAAATAAAAAATAGAGGAAAGAAGAAATGGAAGAAAAAAGAAGTGCAAGAAGTTTAAAAATGGAAGCTATAGCTAAAGAGCATCCAGATGTAACTAACGCTATAGTAAAATATATATATATTAAATTAAATATAAATTTATATAAAGAGTATAATAATAGTAATACTAAAGAAATAGATTTAAAAAAGAATAAAGCATTTTATAAACAAACTATTAAAAGATTATTTAATTTAATTGAAAGAAACACAAATAAAAAGTATGCTCTATGGAAAGAATGTGAAGAGGGACAAGCTCTATTAGACATGAAAAGGGCTGCAACAGTTAAATCACCTAACTATGGTGAGGAAGCATCCTTTAATACAGGTTATAGACCTAACACCCAAGAACAAAAACTACTTGATATTGAAAATGAACTTATAAAACAACAGAAGCGAATCATTGAATATGAAAGATTTAAAGAACAAATGGAAGAGGAAAGAAAAACAATTGAATCATTTATTGATCTTGTTCCTAATCCTACAGCTCTAACTGTTGTATCAAGACATTTCTTATTAGGTGAGAAATACTGCGACATAGCAAGAGATTTATGTTATAGTGAAGTTTATCTATTAGTTAAAAGAGCAGTTGATGACCTAGCGCAAATTCTAATGTATAGTTTATAATTGAAGTTAAAATTGAAATAGGCTTAAAAGAGCCTATTTTTCTTTTTCTTGAAAATATAGTATAATTTATCTAGTTAGAAAAGAAACAAACTAAAAGGAGCTAAAAACTATGTATAATTATAAATTTAAAGTAAAATATATAATATATATAATAATATTATTTAGTATTATTACTGTATTACTAACAGGATGTACAAATAACAAGAAAGAAACATATACTTTAAAAGAAAATTCACCTTTACAGGAAGAAGAAAAAGTTACCTCAAGTTATACTTTTAAAAATGAATATGGTAACTACATTATGTTTGGTGATGATAACAACTATTACGAAAGAAGCGCAAGTGAGGATAAATTTAAGAAAACAGGAACTTATCAAAGATATGATAATATGTTCATTGTTGATTCTTATGGAACAAAAATTTATCAAATAACCAAAGATGAAAAGAATTTAATTTTCTATGGTAAAGATAGTTATGTTGCTATCTATGAAAGAGTCTAAATCAAGACTCTTTTTTATTTTGACCCAAATTGACCCAATTATAATGTGTTATAATGTTAGTGTAAAAATATGTAATAAGTACAAATTTAAATAACTCCCATAGAAACTTTAAATAAAAAACACAAACTTAAGCGTATTTCAAAAACAATATAACTTTCCATTAGTATTTATTAGATATTTATACATCAAGTTTTCCAAATTATTTTTTCCCAATAGGCTATTTATAAAAGTAAAGTTGGCTTTTTCCCCCAAAGTAAATTTTTCACTGCACCCTTTACTTAAATAGCCTTTTTATTTTGTCTATAAAGTATAATTATTAAATATATTTAAAATAATAAATAATAAATAATATATTAAATAATAATTATATTTAAATAATAATTATATTTAAATAATATATATATAAACCAAGTAATAATATTAAACTAAAGTAATAAAAGAAGAAAGAGAGGCGAAGCTGATATATGGAATATGAATTAGATTTAGAAGAATTAGAAAAAAAGAAGAAATTAACAGCTAGGCAAGAAGCCTTTTGTCAAGAGTATGTTTCATGCCTAAATCAAACTTTAGCCTACTCCAGAGCATACCCTGATACAAAGAAAGATTCGGCTAGATCAGCGGCAGCTCGCTTGTTTGCAAACGTTAGCGTGCAGGCGCGCATTAAGGAGCTTCAAGAAGAACAAGCCAAAAGATACAACATAACACCTGGATTCTTAATCGAAAAAGCCATGTGGGTTGTTAATAAAGCAACAGAGGGAAGAGATGAAGTTGTAGTTGACAAATTCGGTGAGGTTGTTAAAACAGGAAATAAGATTTACGACCATAGAGCCATCAATGATGCGATAAAGAACATTGCATCTATTACAGGTTTAAATAGTCAAACAATCAAAGCTCAAGTAGATGCAAAAGCAGAAGCCAATGTTAAGGTTGTTACTGCTGATGATGTAGCATCAAAAATATTAGGTGATGATATAGATGCTTAAGCTAGGGCATAAGTTCAAAAAATTTTTAAGGCTCAACCCTTTTACGAATGGGATAGATGAAGAAATCCTAGAGGGACAAACAAGTGCAGGTAAAACAACAGTTGGATTAGGTTTGAAACTAATTTTACTTGCAGCCTTAAGCCCAAAGAAATTACATTTGCTATGTGGTGCTAATCTTGGCAAGGTTGAAGATAACATCATATCAAAAGACAATGGCATTTTAGACATAGCACAAACATATGGCTTTAAAGTAGATTATTTTCCTAATGGACATGGCATATTCAACAAAGCTCATATTTTGATTTATGGTAAAACACCAGATCAAGATAAAATATTAAGAGTTGCAGGTTATGGTGATGAATCTAAATGGAAAGACATACTAGGAAGCCAATACGGAGTTGTTGGAGTAGATGAAGCAAACATTGCCAATATAGAGTTCTTAAGAGAATTATCTATGAGAAGAGATTATTGGATGCTTACATTAAACCCTGATAACCCAGATTTAGAGATTTACAAAGAATTTATAAACCGCTCAAGACCTTTAGAAGAGTTTAAGGGCGATTATCCAGAAGAACTTATGAATCAAATCGTAAGTGTTCCTGAACGTAAAGGAAGCGTGCATTGGTATTTCACAATGGATGATAACGCAGCCTTAAGTGAGGAAAAGAAAGAACAAATAAGAAACAGCGTTCCTGCAGGCTCTAAACAATACAAGAATAAAATCTTGGGTTTAAGAGGTAGAGCAGAGGGATTAGTTTTCAAGCGTTTCGATAGGAATAAACAAGTTATCAATATGCCTTTAGAAATGCTTACGCCTCAAACCTTTAGAGATATGGTTTTAAAACCTTATGAACAGGTTGGCTATATCTTTTGTGGTTTAGATAGTGGTATAGAAAAAGATGCTACAGCATTAGTTACAATGCTAGTAACTACAATGGGAAGAGTTGTAATGCTTCCGTCAATGTATTACGATTGTAGCAAAAATAATGAGCTATCAAATGCTCCAAGTAATCAAGCTGCAACAATTGAGAGGTGGCTTGATTTTATTTTGTCTAAAGTTGGTTTACTTGATCCAAATAGCGTAAAGATATGTTGTGATAGTGCAGCGGTAACAAATGCAACTGCGAAAGAAATCAACTTAAGAACACATTATAACTGCTTGCCTGTAGAAAAGAAAGACAGAATGAATGATACTTTAAGAGCTATAGGCATAATAGAAAAAGAAGATTTTGTTACGATTCTAAATTGTGGCAATATCGACCCAACAACATTTGAGAAAGTAGGCGATACAGACATGTTTATTGTTGAAATTGAAAATCAAGTTTGGGATAAGAAAAAAGGAAATGTTCCAGAAGATGGCAACGACCATTGCATTGATGCGTTTAAATATGGAACATATCAAATTTATTATGGAGGTGTTTACTAATGGCTTTGAATGATTACAAACCTAACGAGTTTTTACCAGAGCCTTTGAGAGTTTGGCTTAAGCAACCTCAAAAGGTATCAGTATATAGGAGCTATGATTATTTAAGAATGTTTAGCGGACAAGATTTGTTAGCCATCATGAATAATAATCTTGCTAACAACATTGCAAGTGGTTTTACAAATGCCAACTATTCAAATTTAATGAGTGGTATAGCTCCAAGAATGTTAGAGATATTAGTAAATAAAATCATTAACAAAGTTGATTATATAGGCTATGAGAACTGCCAAGAACTTGAAGAAATACTTTCAAAAGAGTATTTAACAATCAAGTTAGATAAGGCTTATAACAATGCGATAAGAACAGGTAGAGATTTACTTGTTTTATATCCTAAAGGCGAAGCAACAGACAAAGCAATTCAAATTAGAAATGTTGAATGCTTTAGACATAGACTTATTTATGATGATGAAGAAATAAGAGAAGTTTATATTTTAGCAGATAAGATAGAAGCTAAAGCAAATGAAAATTATATGATTTTCGAGCATAGATTCTTTAGTAAAGATGGAAAGCCAATGCAAGAATATACTTGCGAATTATATAGTTGGCGAAATGATGAATTAGATAAAACTAATAAGTATAAGTTTACTAAAGAAGAAATGGATAGACTTGTTGAGAAGCTAGAAGCAAGCATTGCAGAAGCATTGAAGCAATACAAGTTCTATAAGCCTGTTGAATTACCTTTTAGAGGTTTAGGCTGCTATGATATTAAGAACTCAATTTATAATTCAAAATTCCCATCATCAAGTATTCCTGAATCTAGGTTTGTAAATGTTCAAGATAAGATAATGGAAATTGAAAACTCTATCACTTACAAAGAAATGGATAAGAATTTAGGTAGAGGTAGAGCAACAATTCCAAGTTCATTTAACTTTGCACATGGCTTAAACTTTGGCGGTGGCAATGCTTCTAATTTGGCTAGTAAAGGAGCTTTTGTAAATCCGCTTGATTCAACATTCTTTGTTCAATACAACACAAATGCAAGCGACAAAGCAATAGCACCACAGGGAATCCAATTCGATATAAGAAGCGAAGCATGGCGAACTTCTTTAAATGGTGAAATTGGTGATTTGTGTGCAGTATTTGGAATTTCTATTTTAGACTTTGATCCAAGACTATTACAATCAGGACAAAGAACTGATGATGAAATAAATGCAATGACAGATATAACAGCGGATACAGTAAGCAAGTTAAGAAGCATAAATGAATATAAAATAAATCAAATGCTTAATGATATAGTTGCTTATAGTGGTTTAGAGCCAAAAGACAAAGATGGAAATATCGTTAAATTTGCAATTAAATGGAACATTGCATCAATTATAAATCCAACAAAGAATCAAACACTTATTGGTATGCAATTACAAAATGGCACTATTTCAAGAAAGGAAGCTATTAAGCGAAGCAATCCTGATTACACTGAACAAGAAATAGAAGAAGAATTGAAAGCAATCCAAGAAGAAAGAGGGCTTGCAGAAGCAAATGCCATTTTCTAGGTAGGTGATACCTATGGAAGATAAACAAAAAACTTTAATAATGCTTGTAGAAGATACAACTACAAGACTTAAACTTATCATTCAACAGGGCGTAGCTTCAAACCTATCCCAAGCAATTATATTAAACGAAGCAAATTCTTTAATAAGTGAAACCGAAAAGAAGCTAAAAGACCAAACAAAAGATAAAGAGTTCATAGAAGAACAAATTAAAGGCTTAAACCTGCTTTTAGTTAGTTGGATGAATAATTATCTACTTGGCTTAAATAAAATCGCTAATGCGAACAAATCAAGCATTTTAAAAGAATGTTTAGACAATTATAAACTTCTTAATAAAGAGGGAACGCCTATTAAGACTTTAAGAAATGGTGGCATAACATTAGTAAGCCAATCAAACAAAGATTTATATCTTGCTAATGAGGGAATAGCAAACATAAGAGATTTAATGACAAACCCCCAAGAGGGTGGAGTTGGTCGTTATGTTGACTATGGTAAAAAGTTAAGAGAACAAATAAGCCAATTTCAAGAAGAGTACGCTTTAGATCCTGCATCCTTTACTGATAGAAAAGGAAATAAGAAAAACTTAAGAGCTATGGCAGAGATTAAAGTTAGATATGATTTAATCACTGATGACTTAAAAAACAAAAATGCCAAATATGTTGTAGCAACCGCACATCCAAACGCAAGTGAGCGTTGTAGTTGGTGGCAAGGAAAAATATTCAAAGTTGATTTAGACATTGAATCAAGAGGAATGCACCAATATAAAGGGAAGCCGATTCAAACAGTTATTGAAGAACTAGATGGACAAAAAGTTTATAGTTTAAAGCAAGCTGTTGAAAATGGCTTTTTATCTTATAACTGCCAACATAGGCTTATTAAGTATTACAAAGGCATTAAACCGCCTAAATACAATCTAATTGAGGTTGAGAAAAAGAGAAACGAAACAACAATTCAACGCTCTTTAGAAAACAAGATTAGACAAACAAAGATGATTGAATCAATCAATGGTAGAAATAGCCTTATAGAGCGTAAAAACCCATTTACAAAAGAAATGCAAGTATTTAAAGCAAGTGATTATTCACAAGTTATGCAAGACTATTATAAAGATTATTGCAATAGGCATGGCTTAACACAATATACTTGGAGGTTAAGAATCACTCAAGAAGAAAGAGGAAATGCAACACCAAGAAACAATCCTACAAGTGTTGAAAAGATTATCGAAACACCAAAACTAAGTAATGAAGAATTGACAGAAGTATTTTCAAAGCATTTTAATGGCGATACAAAGATATTAAATGACTTTGTTAGTCAAGCCAATGTTAAAGATGAAAATGTATATAAGATTTTAGCTAATTCTAATAAGCTCGAAAGCGTAAAAATCGAAAAGGGCGACCCTAGATATGCACCTGGATTCGATAACAAAATTTATTTACGTTCTACTAAAGATGTAAGAGCTGCTTATCATGAATACGGACATTCACTAGATCATTTAGTTGCTAAAGACCAAAAATACGCAACTGAAAAGCACCAATTTAGATGGGTTAGTGATGACATTCAAGATATAAGATTAGAAGCTAAAAAGGAAATGAATAACGAAATTCCAAAAAAATTAGCTGATATTCTTGAGAGTCAAAGGAAAAGAGTATTTGACTCGTTGAATATTAAGAAAGCAGAGGCAAAAGTTTTAGATGATATTCGTAAAAAAGCAAGCCTTTATAGTCGATTACCAAGAGAAATCATGGAAAACGATATTAAAGATAATTTGAATAAAGAAGTTTCTAAAATGTTTAACGCTAAAATCAAAGATGATGTCGAATATACCGAATGGTCTTGCTTAAGTGATATTTATGATGCAATTACTGATGGAGCTGCAAAAAATGCAAATGTTTTAACAGGCAGGCACGGACAAATGTATTATTTGCAACAATCTATAGTTTCTATAACTACTGCAGGTAAAGTAGTAAGACAAAATACTGAAATATTCGCAAACTTTTGTGAATTAAAAATGTCTAATTCAACTAAACAATTGGACTTTTTAAAAGAGAATCAACCTAAATTATTCAACAAACTTGAAGAAAGATTTAAGTATGTTGCAGATTATTTGGAGGATAAGAAAGTATGAATGAACTAGATAAATTAGAAAATGAATACTTGAATTTATTTAAGGATGAATTTCAACCTTTTCCCCCATATTGGTTTGAAAATGATAACAAATCTAAAAAGGTTGAAGTTTTAAAAGAAGCCATAAAACAAAAGAAACTTATTATAGACATAAGTGATGATTTTGTTGAGGGTGTATTTTAAGAGGTAATAAGCAATGAACATACTTCTTATTATCCTTTTATCAATCTTTGTTAGTGTAGCAATGGTTAATATATCCGCTAACGAGGATGAGAAAAACAATGATAAATAGTTAATTAGGGCTTTTATAGCCCTTTTTATATTGCCTTTAATGATTTAGGCGTAAAAGAAAATCAAACTTTTCAAAACCCAAAATTTTGAGTGGCAACTCGTAAGAAATGCGTAAGAAAGGAATTTATGAAAAGACAAAATTTAAGAGCAAAATTACAAGATGCAGGTTTAGAAGCTGAAAAGATTGATGAAATTGTTAATTACATCATGGATGAAAATGGCAAAGACATTAACCAAGCTAAAGCCAACGTTGATGATGATTTTGCAAAAGTTAAAGCTGAAAACGAAGCCTTAAAGCAATCTAACACCGAATTAACTGCGAAAGTAGACAGTTATAAGGATTATGAAGATTTAAAGAAATATAAGGCTGATGCAGAGGCTTTAAAGGAAGAAACCAAAATCACTGAATATCTAAAATCTATAGGATGTAAGCATCCTGATTTAATCAAGAGTCAAATTGACTTCTCTAAAGCTAGCTATGATGAAGAAAAAAAGACTTTTACAGGTTTAGATGAAACAGTTAAAGGTTTAAAGGAAAAGTATAAGGACATGTTCGAAAATGTAAAAGTTGAAAACAAGTTCAATCCTACTTTAGATGGTGGGATTGGAGGGCAAGAAAGCGAGTTTTTCAAGCAATACAAAAAGGAACATCCTGACTTATTTAATTAAAAAAATATTTAAAAGAAAGAAAAGAAAGAGGTAAACAAAAATGACATTCGTTCCACAAACAGAATACGGACAAATCGTAGCAAAGAAATTACGTTCACAATTAGTAGCAAATGGTTTATTTGCAAAGAAATATGTAGGTGATGCAAGAGCAGCAGCCGTTATGGTACCTGTTACTGATGAAGTAACTTTAGGAGATTATAATAAAACATCTATTGGATCAAATAGTGTTTCTTATGATGGAAATGCTTATATCAATGTAAACATCGATAAAGATAGATTCGTTTCATTATATTTAGATGGCTTCAATATGGCTGCAGCTTCTTATGATGAAAAAGCAGATGCTTTAGATAAGGTAGCTTATGGTGTTGCAAAAGATATGAACACTTATGCAATTGGAACTTTATTAAAGGCTGCACAGGGTTTAGACAAAGCAGGAAACGCTTATGGCTCAACTGATACAAGATACCAAAAGACAGGCACAATCAAATCTAATGGTACTGATGATGTATATGATACATTATTAGCTTTAGCTGGTGCTTTAACTGATAAGGGTGTTCCTATGGAA